CCTGACGGGTATACATTTTTCCACTTGTTGTGTGTAGTCGAAGTGAGTATTGGCCTTTATCGTCCTCTAACTCCTTCCACTCTAAACTTTCCACCTTTCCAAAATCAACTACTAACTGATTTAATTTTACAATCATTTATTTCACCTTTTAATGGTTGGGCTTTGCACCCATTTGACCGTCATTTGCCTACGGTTACACATTACTAACATAAAGTTTCCATCGCTATATTGCATATTTCCCTTTAGGGATTACCAATATTCAATACTGTTTTCTTCATCGTTAGTTTCCGGGGCTTCTGGATTACCCAAAGCCACTCGCGGCAATACGCCATAAAGATTAATTGAAACGGGGTTCCATTCACCTTCTAGTGTATTTCCATTATCATCCTTCTTTTGTGTTTGGTTTGTTCGACCAATGATTATTACATCAGAACCAACTCCAAAGTCAATGTTTAGATACGAAGGAACCCAAATCGGTGTGGATTCGGGAACATCATCAGATTCAAAACCATAGTTTGCTTCTGCTGATTCAATCCACATTGTCCTGTTTCCTGTGCGTTCATTTGGAGTAAGATTCATACTACTAATAATACCATCAGTAATTACCAACTTCATACCCGGTTCATTACGAATAGAATCATGATAATCCTCAATTTCTAGTAGGTCTGCAATATACTCGCCCATGTTTTCAACCAGAAGGTCTTCCATTACTAGACCATCTGTATTAACATATTCCTCTCCTTCTGGGTCCATAACATCATTATAAGTTAGGGACTCAAGGGTTTTACCACGAATACCATATACTGCGTTTCGGTCTTCATTAAACAATCCGAATAGGTGAACCCATCGGAATGTGTCACATGAGAAGTTTTTAGCAGCATCATTCTTTAGACCTAAAGTCCAATACTGAAAATCACCATCTTCCTTTCGACCGACGAAATGCGCTCTTAGCCTATATTCTTCTGCTGGTAGAGGCTTACCATATCGAGGGTTTTTATCACCACTTCCGAATGCCTTGATATTATCAAGTGGAACAATCCACTTAGCATCATCTTCTGTCCCAACTTCCATAGCGGAATTAGGGACTTCGGGGATATTCTTTGTATCAACATCACCATTTATGATTTGTGACTTTTCAAATACGCCAGCAGATACTTCTGTAATTTCAGCAATATCTCCTGCGTTGAAAACCTCACTAGGGTTTGCATTATATCGAGACATAATATTACGTCGTCGCCAATCTTGCACATCCCTTGCTTGTTCAACACCAACTAGGAAACCAAAACCTTGATTTCCAAAGGTGCTTTTACTACTAGATGACTTAGAGCGTAAAGCCCCACGAACAAAATTACGCGTTAATGTTAGCGCAATCATGCCGGAGCGGGGCTGCTCCATATCTAGGTTGTTCTGTGTAGCAATTTCATTATACTTTGCTACAATTTGTTCTTCATTCATACTAACTCTGTTTCCTAATGCTTTCAATTCTTCTAATACTCTTTCTTGCATTGTATTCACTTCCGTTTTTTCTACTTAAGTTAGAGGCCCATGATGGGCCTCTGTCTACTGTTTTCTTAATGATGAGAGGGTATATGAACCCCTCTCAACTATATATCCATCATTTTGTAAACATACTGGTTTTATTCTTCCTCAGTATGCAAACGATAGATGATGCCATACCTACTTTTACGAACCGCTTCGTATTTCCTTTGCGCTTTGAGGTAGTGGCAAATTTTACGATGTTCGGGAACATAGATGGTTGATTTATTACCTGTATCAAACCATCTATTCATTATTTCATCAAGAACTTGTCTTGCTGTTCTTTCCCTTCCATCTTCCATAACCATGTCTATATATCGTTCTGAGTGTTGTCGTCTTCCCACGACAAACCCTCCTTTATATAAACTTCTCTAGGTGTTAGGTCATCATTATAATAATCACGTAATACCTTATATCTAATTTTATTTTCTCTCTTTTTAGGTATATATGCCATCCATTTAGAAAATGAATAGCCACATCCTTTTCTTATATTATCCATTAAATATTCCTCTTATGAGTGGGAGAGAGATACGATACACAATAACCACTTTTATCGTTTCTCTCTGCCCACAAAATAATAATAACTCATTATTAATATAGTTATTGTTATCCTACACTTCTTTAGCATCACGAATCATCCACTTAAGGTCTTCAATACCTTCGGCTGTTTTGTGAGCATCCTCTTTAACTTCAGATAAGAAATTCTTCAATAATACCCAATGGTGTTCATTACCCTTTGGGAAAACATTAGGAATTTCTTCCCAAAGTTCTATTAAGTTAAATAATGACTCTCTCTTAGTTATAGCCAACACAGTTCCAGTGGTAGCGTGTTGAATACCGCATTCAATTTCATACTGAGCGAGAGTATCCCGTAATTGGTTTAAGAATTCATTTCTTCCTCTTAGAAGAACTTGAGTTCTAATAACCGTTTTATTCTCTTCACCATATATAGCGGTAAAGGGCTTTCCTAAACACATAAATATTCCTTTTAATTCATCTTTTGTATACATTTATACACCGCCGTAATTTTCGGCTTGTTCATCTACATGGTCGTGGTATTTTTCATGACCTAGTAGAAATAGTCCTGCATCTTTTTTATTACCAATAAAGGCTTCTAAGCATATGGGGCAGGTTACTTTAACCATTTCTGCTTCGAAAAATATACCTATATCAGTGGCATAAGTAATGATATCGCCTTCAACAAAAATGTTTCTTGGCGCGTAGTCCTCCCACATATCATCGTCCATATCTAAATATACTACTTGGTAAGGTTGATTATAAATCCTCTTATCGTTTATAGTTACCAACACCAAGATGAAACATATAATAATCTAAGGCTCTGTATAAACAATCATAACAGTATGAGATACCATCACCCCTCATATTATGAATCATACTTTCGCCTACTTGATTACATATGTTACATTTACCCTGTATATCACTCATTCCTCTCCCCCAAATAATTCCCAATGTCGTAATGTATTTTCATTAAGAGTAAACATACTCCCGTCATCTTTGTATTTAAGTTTATATATACTCATAGGTTGCCCTCGCATATATATCCAAGAATGTAATATAACTTCAGCAATTCTTCCTGTATGTCTATTTTGTATAACATTATTTATCTTTAAGTTCTTCAACATCTTCTAGTCCCCAGAGTTTCTTTAACAT